GCTAAGGCTTGATGAGCCTCCACCTGTACCACCATTGTTAGCGGACATGCCAACAGGACCAGCGTTTCCAGTTGCGTTGCCAGGATTGCCTGCATTGCCTCCAGTTGCACTTGTTGCACCTGTAAATGATGTAGTGCCACCTGTTGCGCCTGCACTTCCACCTGCACCGATTGCATAAACGATAGATGCTCCAGGAGTTGTAGCTAAACTTGTTGAGATTACTTGTCCGCCTTGACCATTGTTACCAGTAATTGGAATTGAGCTAACAGTGACTCCAATACCGCCTCCGCCGCCTCCGCCGAATAAAGTTGCAACGATGTTAGTGACACCTGCTGGGACTGTGTAAGAAGTGCCAGAAGTAAGAGTGACGACAGTTCGCTTTGCAATAGCAACAGGATATGCAGTAATTGCCATTACGCGATCTCCATCCCTGAGATGTGGAAGTTCACAGCAGTGTTAGATGCTCCACCCTTGATTGTCTTTGTCGTTGCTAAAGTCTGCTTAAGATCGATATAGACAGTTGTATTGCCAGGAATGTTAGTTGCTGTGTGTAGAGCAATATCATCTAATGCCATTGTAAATGTGTAAGCAGTAGCAGATGTGTTAGTCACTGCAATGTTAGTGATAACCGCTGTTGTGCTTGCTGGCACTGTGTAGAGCACTGTTGTAGTCGTTGTAGTAGCTGCTCCACGAAAGAGTGCTTTTGCTGTATTTGCCATTTAGTAGGCTCCCATCAATGCGGCGATGACTTGGTCTTGAACGGTTGAGTCAGCAGATGAACCAAGAGTACGGATCGCCGATGCTCCGTTCTTGACCAATGCTGTGTCATCTGGAGTGCTCCAGAGGAAGTTCGTTGTCTGTGCCATTCATTGCTCCTAGTCGTATGTAGCCCATTGTACCGCAGCCCCCACCGCATTCCATGCAAGCGCGGCATCCACATCCTGCCAGCGTGTAGGCTGGATTGAGTATGATGATTCGCTGGTAGTCAGTGAGATAGCGGCTTGATTGCGTGTAACTTGTAAGATGTAACCTTCAACGAAACCATAGTAATTGTTGGGAATCAAAGGCACTGGCAGTCCCTCGATCTCGATTGCCTTACCCATGCTCATCTGCAACAGCTCATCTAAGTCAGCTGATGAGACATTAGGCGAGTCTAACTGGATCGTAAATGCGGACATGTTAAGTCTAGGCACACGTCGCAAAGCAACGTACTTGTCAGCCAATTCCTGTGCCTCAGATGTGTGCTCAAGTTCTGTGCTGATAGTTGCACCCAATGGACCATACAAGCCCTCTGAGGTTGCATCTGTCGAGGTAACTACTGCATTGGCTTTGTATGAAAGAGTTATAGAATTGAGGATGTCTCCAAGGCTTTTGCCACTCGAGACTGATCTCCACAGGATGTAATTCTCAGGAATGGTCATGTAGCCATTGGCAGTCACATCTACTGATCTGCGTGACTCGTTAGCAAAGCCCACTTCACCCTGTGGTGTTTCGTAGATGTACCCGTTAGCCATGCCAGCATATTTAGCAGCTGTAGAATAAGCATCTGCCGAGAAGTCTGCAATTACCGTGAACTCGTAAATGCCTGGACTATCTACTACATCGACAGTAACTCCAGCATCGGTAAAGATATTAGTCATACGAACAGAATCAAGCTCTTTAGCGTAGCCGCCTGATCCAATAATCTTTCGAGACATTGCAGCGAACGGTCCGACTGCTGTAAGTGTGATAACCGCCACTTCCTCAACTGATCCTACAGCAACCATGCGTGAGGCTATATTTGTGACCTTGCCTGTAAAGACAGTACGAGCAACAGCAGAAGCATTATCAACTGTGACCACGACTGCATCGTTAATCTCGAATGCGTAATCTGTATCATCCCAATTTACAATCTCTACTGTGGCATAGCCTGTACGAGCTTGCTCCCAATAGGATGTGCGTCCATAGGTAATAGTGACGGTATCGATTGCCTTAGAGCTAAAATCAACCCCATCGACAGTAACCGTGCAATTAGGATTCCAAGTCATTATCCGAAGGTGCTCAATCCAAGAGTGTTAAATGATCCGCTAGTGCTTGCCTCAGTCTTGAGAAGTCCTGCGATCTGTCGAGCAGTACCAGCAGGATCGATAGCACCGTTGATCGTGATATTGACTGCACCTGCGCCTGCCCTTGCTGCATCGGCACTTTTACTACTAGATGTTGATGTTTTTTGTGATCCACCTAATGTAGGCAAATCAGGAAGGAAAGGAATCTTATTGTAAGCCTCAATGACTTTGTTAATCGCGGAAATTGCAGCATTGACTGCATTAGTAATAGCCGAAATGACACCGCCAATGATGTCAATGATTCCGCCTGCGATCTTGCCTACTACTTTGAGAGCACCGCCTAATGTAACTACTAGCACTGGTACTACATAATCAACTATGAATTTACCAAAATCCTTGAAAGTCTCTTTATTGCGAACGATCGCATCTGTAATTGGCTTAAACATCTCTGCGAACTTGCCTAAGTTAGGGACAACCTTATTGACAACTAGATCGACTAGATCCTCAATGATTGGCAAGAGCCTTGCTCCGATTGCTTCCTTGCCTTCATCAAATGCCACACGTAAGCGAGCAATGCGACCTTCGTAAGTCTCTGCGTTAGCTGCTGCTGCGCCACCGAATAGATCCGTTAATTTGCCCTGCACATCTTGGAATGACATGGTCTTTAATTCTGCTGAGGATAAGCCAATGCCTAACTTACCTAAAGCGGCTGTATTGCCCTCGTATGCCTTGCCAAGTGCATTGGATACAGTCTCTAGAGGCTTGCCTGTTTGTGCTGCAATATCTAAAGCGGTTGTGAGTAAATCTTGAGCCTTATTGACATCGCCTGTTGCTACCGCTAGGCGGCTCAATGCTGGACGAAGATTATTGTCTGAGACACCTGTAGCTAATGATAGTTTGAGGATTTGATCTTCAGTTGCTTTGATCTGTTTATTAGTTGCACCTGTCGCACGCTCTAAGGCTCCTGCTAGTTTGACCTGTGCTGCTTCATCTTCGATTGCAGCCTTGACTCCATCAATGGCTAACTTAGAAGCATAAGCACCTGCTGCAACGCCAGCGGCTAAGAATGCCGCACCTGCGAGCTTGCCGAACTTGGAAACCTTATCTCCAAAAGTCTGGACCTCTGTAGAGCTTTGACCTAGTTTCTTTCGTAAATCATCTACATCTGCAAGGATGGATAACTTGAGCGTTCTACTTCCTGCCATTAGTTATACTCCTTTAGAATCTTGCCGAATGCTTCTTCCCATTGCTGGACCAGCTGTGGCTGGATCGCTCTTAGCGTTGGATAGATAAAGTAACCTGCATTGCCTCTACCTGATACAGGTGTGCGGTTAGGGAACTGCTTAAACCGATTAGAACCGAACTCCATACCAGCCCATAGATCGCGAGTAGTTGCACCACCTGAGAATCGCTGAGAAGCGAATCCATAAGAGAACTCGCCAATCTTTGATGATTTAGATATGCGAACACCATCTGCAATACGACGAGCAGCAACACCCGAAACCTGTCGGGTTGCCGCTGCCTGTTTGATCTTGTCAGATGCGAACTCTGCTAATGCTGATGACTCTTTCTTAGCCTGAGTTACTGCCTCATCCGACATAGCCTTGAATGCTTGAGTTAGGGCGCGCAATTCTTTGCGGTCATAAGTGACTGCTTCACTTGCCATTGCGTTCCTCCAATACTTCAATTGCTGTCAGAATATCGCTGGCATCGTTCCATTCGCTCATCGGTATTCCTGTGGCTATTGCTAGTTCTACTAAGAGGCGGCTTACGCTTCCTCTGCTATGGCTTTTGGGCTATCAGCTACTCGATCAAAATCGATAACCGACTCCATCCAAATCTCAAGAGGCTTGGTTGGCTTGCCTGCGGCTTCTCTTTTGTATGCGCTATGGGCTACGAACAACAGATCCCAGATTCCCTGAAACTCAGCGATTGACTTGGATGTTGCTCGTTCCCACTTCGCAAAATCTGGCGGATAGGCAGTTAATGTCTGCTCATCGCCTGTGCTGTATTTAATTATGTATGTTTGCTGCATCTTTGCTCCCGTTAGTTAGATTTTAGCTGAATGTCTCTGTTGGTGTACCCACGACTGTGAATGACCAAGTTTGTGTCTGTGCACCTGGTGCTTCTCCACCGACTGATGGGAATACTGGCAACACGTTACAGGTAAAGACTGCGCCTGTAACTGCTGTCAATGATACTGCCAATGTTGTGTTTGGTGCTGTCTCACATGCGGTCCACATTGCTTCGCATAGTGATGAAGCTGCACCCCAGTCAGATAGCAATGAAACATCAAGTGTCCACTGATCGTCTGTGTGC